GACCGGCAACATACGCATCCGGTGCCGATGGATCAGCAACAACATCCACTGCAAGTAGTTTTAGATCGTCTTGAACCTCATTAATGCCGTCATCGCGTTGTTTTAATGATCCAAGCGCGCGGGTAGAAACACCTAGTTTTGCCCCATCATTAATCAATCCTTCAACGATTTGACCCATGGGCGTGCTTGTTACTTTTGCCTTGCCCATAAAGTTGTTACCATCTCGTTTTAGTTCCTTGATTAGGATACAAGTGCGGTCAAGATTGATTGATGGTCCTTGAGGATGTCCAAGTTCACCATAAGCACGGTTTGATGTGACATGTTCGTTCACATAACGACCTACTTCTTTTTCTAAAACTGAAAGTGGATAGAAACGCTTGTTACGGTTTGCCACCTCGGCTTGAGCAAATGGTCCTGAAATATAAAGTGCGGTTTTACCGTCTTTTTCTTCTTTCAGGTACTCAACATCTTCTACAAGTTCTCTAATAAATTTCATTTCTGTTTCCTTAGTTAGTATATGCTATTGCTGTACAAACACAATTTGAAGCATCGTTTGCAGTGATAACATCTGTTGCTTTTTTTTGAATTGCAACCGATGTGTTACCTAACAACGAAATTGAACCTACTTGTGTGTTGGTAGTAGTGTCATATACCGTAAGTAAGATTGGTGATTTGGTTGTTATATAAACAACCTTGGCACTAAAAATGTTATTGTTAGTACTGTTTGCTGTTACTGTGTTGCTTAAGATTTTAATTGATGCGATCATTATGTTGCCTTTCGTTTACCCCATGACGGTCCCGGTGTATGTTTAGCCATGGCTTTCCATGCTCGTGTAATTCCTTTATCGCGTTTTGCTTCTTTAGGATTACCTTCACGCTTCATTCTGTACCAAGATGGTAGTGCTTTTGTTAAATATCTGCTTGCCAATGGTTTGTTGATTTCATTAATTTCTGTTTCTTCTTTATTTACACGACTAGCTCGCATTCCATATTCTAAACCTCTATCCCATGCTTGACCGTGAATACTATTTCCTCCATGAGGATTTTTATAATTACCAGATTTGTATGCTTTTACTCCCTCTTTAAATGCTGGTAGTTTATGATATGTAGCGTACTCTTCTGGTTTTGGTTGCCCACCTTCACTCAATTCTGTTTCTTCTCCGCGTACAGCATGTGCCAGTTCTGCACGAGGACGGTTCAATGCGTGACCCCAAAAATTAGAATTTTCTTTTTGTGATTTTAGATCACTAATTTTCCATTTTTTCTTTTTGTTCTTACCGGTTGAATGTGCTTCGTCTCCTCCTGAGTTGGAACCAGAGACGCCCCCGCCACCTCCTCCTCCACCGGATTCAGAAACGGTTTCTTCAGACTTGGTTTTTGTCTTTACTTTACACTTGCACTCACAGTCATCGTGATGATGTTCGTCGTCGTCATCATCATCATCGTCGTCATCGTCTTTTTTGGCGAACTTTTTCTTCTTGTCGTCGTCGCCATCATCATCTTTGTCAGCTACTTTTTTTTTATTTTTCAGTTTCTTCCACCAAGGAGCATCGTCTTCAAGAACGGTTTCTTCTTTTTTTATTTTGCTTTGAAGAATATAAAAATGTTTCCATCGACCGGTTGCCGGATTTTTGGCATAGCTAGTCGCCATTTCATTTACATCTTCAGGTACTACTTGATTCTTATCTGATGAAACATCATCAAACGCGTTACCTTTACCATACGAATCCTTTGGACAATCGTTGCGTCCCTTATACGATGCTACCTTAACCTTTGACGCGTTGAACACAGCATCATCGTTGCCATTAGCATCAAGTGTTTTCTGTGTTTTATGCTGTGCAGCGAATTCTTTTTCTTTCGGATGCTTCACATACTCTGCTGACGGATTTGCAACAGTGATCTGACGCAGCGGTTTCTTATTTGGTGCTGGCTTTGATCCTATGTCTTCCATTCTTTCGTTTACTTTCATTTCCGTTTCTTCCTTGTGTGAATAACATGCCCCAAGCGCACGCTTAATTCGTTGCTTTTTTGAATCGTGTGAAAACTTTTTATTAGTACTATGCACGAAATCATCAACATATGCGCTGCATGGAGCGTTTTTAGGAAGCGGCATCTGTTTCCTGTTCCTCTGGTTCTCCGGTTTCTCCTGTATCGACTGTCTCTTCAGGTTCCTCTTGTTGTTTGGGTTCAAATAGGCTTTTTGCTATTTCTACTTTTCTCTCAGCAACTTTTCCTGAAATTACATCGCGAATACGATCTACAAATGTTTGGGCAAATTCGTTGGGTTTTTCGTCTGCTAGATGCTTAATCAAATCCTCTGTCTCTGCCATGTCAAAAATCTCCTTTTGTTAATGAAATATTTATCAATTATGTGCCTTTGGACAGAATTGATGCTACATTCTTGAAACGCATGCCCTGTTTCTTGTCAGGATTCTTTTTTGCTGCTGGTTTACTTGAACCGTTAGCAGCACCATTTGACGCACCATTAGCTTTTGGTGGTTTAACATCAGGTGGTGTGAAGAAAGCATTTGGATCACTGATAACTGCGGGATTGTTTGGGTCATCCATTGGGTCTTGTTGACCGTCTTCGCCCGTTCCCATCGCCATCTGATACTGTGGATTGGTTGCTTCCTCGGCAATCAATTCATCTTGTTGCTCAATTTCGGCATCTGTCTGTTTCAATAGTTCACGACTCATCCAATCGTTGGAAACATAACGACCAACAAACGGCATCATTGCCATGACGGCTTGTGCCCGCGCCATGAGAATTTGTTGTTCTTTTGCTTCTAAAAAGAAATTATCTTTAACGAAATCAAATTGCAAATAAGGAGAAACTTTCTGAAAATCCTCAATCGTCAAAATTTGTTTTAGGACGACATGTTTCTCCAACACTTTAATAAACAATTGTGAGAACCGTACACGCATGCGGTCAATAAATTTACCAAACTTAACCTCGTCACGAGTGATACCTGTGGCCACGTCAGCGTTATATAAATTATCTGGATCAAGTCTTGATACAGGTACATGCATTGCGCAGAAGAGTTTCTTCTGGAAGAACAACACATCATCGAATTGATTAAAGGATGTACCGGGAGGGAGAACATCAACTTTGGTTCCTTTTCCATCTCGTTGAGGCAACCAATAATCTTCGAGCATGGTAATGAACTTGCGATCATTTGTAATTTCCCCGGTAGTTGCATCATAATTTAATTTGTTCTTGTGTTTGGTCATGATGTCTTTGACATACTGTTCTGCTTTCAGTTTGGGCAGATTGCCGACATCGATGTACCAGATGCGTCTTTCAGATGCGCGCGAAAGACGATAAATGATTGCGGCGTCTTCGAGCGAGCGCAACTGATTTAGAGGTTTAATTGCCTTGTGGAGATACGATAAAACCGTGGTGCCAAGCGAATCAGTTAAACCCGATGTAACGTGTACAATCGCATCTTTGGCGATTTTAATTCCGTTGGTGCCACTGGAAACAGGACCGGCACCTTGCATGTAACGGCTACCGGCATTAAAACCTTTTTCGCTATAAATAAAATATTCGTTTTTTGTTTGTGTTAATGTGGCGTCCGCAGCAGCAACAGTACCACCGCGTACTTGTCTCTTGATTACCTCACGCACCTTACGGATTTTACGAGGATCAATATAACGCAGTTCTTGGATACCGTCCTTTAGATTGTTTTCATCAATGATAACATGAAAATACATGCGACCATCAATATACCATTGTCGTGCTAAATTATATCCGTAGTGACGAAAATTCAGTAACTCGATTACCTCACTGAACGCATCCTCTAATGCTTTTTTCACTATGTCAGGTTGTTTTAGATCGTCTGTGATAATTTTTACACAAAATTCAGAAGCAATCATTTCCCCGATGATTTCATCGATGGCAGAATCCACCTCTGCTTGTTCAGACATTAATCTATATCGGGTAACAAGATCACCTTCTGATCGTACTGTACCGTCAAGATCGATAACGGTACCAAATGCACCACTGGCAGCAACAACGGCTGCACCATCATCAATTTCACGCGCAGAAAAACTAACTGGTTCTTCGCGTTCTCTTCGTTTAAATTCCCATCCAAAAAGTGTAATCATGTGTCTTCTTTAAGTTGTTTTTTGTTTACGATCTAATATGTCAGCTAAATGAGTTAGCTTGCGTCTATTGTTAGTAATGGCTTTTGGAGCATCTTTGTTGTAACCAACATTAGATTTCCAACTGTAATTAAAACGATGTTTCTTGCTTGTTAAAGTATCTTTCCACCAGCGCGGAGAAAACGCTTGGTCAGGGTCGCCCATCGTATCGTGGTAAATGAATTTAGCAAATTTAACTAATTTACTCATGATCTGTTATTTAGCAAAAATAAAAACCGGGGAAATTGCTTTCCCCGGCTGTCACACACACCAGTCCATTTACAATCAAATGGACAAAGAGAGATTAGCTCACTGCAAAGTTAGTTGTTTGCGGTGATGTAGATTGACCAGAAGGAATGCTCTGGCTATTCTGTGCCTGAACGATAGTATCGTTGAACACACCTTCACCCGGATCATAGGTTGCCTCTGCGACCTGTTGCTGGTCAGGTTGACCAGAAAGTGCAGGCTCGAACCAGTCATATGCGAAACGCACGTCGAACTGTTCGATACGGTTTCCTTGATCCCAAGACAACGCAATGTCACCAACAATAACTGGCCACATGCCGAAAAAGTTGTATTCACGAAGCAAGGAACCATCCTTACCCCACTGAATAACTTTTGCAAAGTCCACTTTATAAACATTCGGGTCAGAAGAAATTTCTTGAATGTTTGCTGTCAATTCATTAATTCTGTTTGACCACGCTTCAAAAAAGTCACGAACCTTAAAATCTTCATCGTTTAGAACAGTCACTGCCCATGGTTCAAATGATCGTTCGCCCGCTAGATAAATTGGACGACCGAAATAGAACACTGGAATAGCATCAACACGAAATGCAGGGAGTGATGCGGCGTTACAAAGAAATGTAACCTTGTCACCAAACTGCGAGCGTGTTGGAAGACCAGCAACCGCCGATAAAGAAGGGTACTGCGGGAAAAAGATTTCGAACAATGAAGGGCGAGCACCACCAAGTACTAGACCGTTCGCGCGAAAGCTAGAGACATTAAATGGAATTTTAGTCCACTCCTCTGTTAGTTGTTACTACATCACGAATCTCATTCCAAGAAATAACCTCATTATATTTATTAGAATGTTTTTGAAGATAATATATCGCGTTATCTAAAAGTTGAATATTGTCTAAAAAACCACCCAATGCAGTATTACAAAGATAACACAACAAACCTCTAATTTTATTGGTTTCATGACAATGATCTACATGAAGCCGTTTAGCTCGTTTATTATGTCCATTAGAACCACAAATTACACAATGATGGTTTTGTTGTTCTAAAATTTCTTTATATTGTTCAAGAGTAATTCCATAACTCCTTCTAAGATTTCCTCTTAAATCGGTGTCTGGACGACGCTTTCTTTGTTGGCGTTGATATTCTCGCGCCTTTTCAGGATTAGCTGCGCGCCATTTGCGTTGCTGCTCGCGTTCTTTATCGCCATATTTTTCGCGTCGTCTTTGTTTTTGTTCTTCGG